CCGATAAAAGAGAAATCTTATTTAGATTGCTAGACGTTCCCGATAAAGGAAGGAGACCTTTCTTCGCTAGGGAAATGAAAATGCTTAACGATCTTTGTGATCGTTACTCACAAGATTTCATGGCTATTGTCTACTTTGATAAGAAGTTCGACTCTTTAGCTTACCTTGTTAGCGACAAGCTTAAAGAAACTCTCGACGAAAAATTCAGAGCTTTCAATTTTAAGGTTGACTTATCTAAGTATAAGACTTATGATATAGGCGACAAGTCGGGGCGAGATGGCGATGTGCTTCGTAAAACCAAAACAATAAAAGACTTTTTAAATGAGTGATAACATAGAACCAGCAAACATCCTTGGTAATTTTCTAAAAGCAAACAAGGACGATCATTTTAATTTTGAAGACACTGTAGAATATAAAGTTTCCAGTGGTTCCTTGCAGTTAGATTACCATCTCGCAGGAGGCTTCGGTCCTGGGTTGCATCGATTCACAGGAGTTAATGAGGGTGGTAAAACCTCTGAATCTTTACAGGTTATGAAGAACTTTTTAACAAGTTTAGATAAATCTAGAGGTGTGTATATCAAAGCAGAGGGTAGGTTAGGTCCAGAAGTTAAAGAAAGATCTGGGGTTAAATTTGTGTTTTCTCCAGAAGAGTGGGTTGATGGAACTTGTTTTGTTTTCGAGAGTAACGTTTACGAGGCGGCTATGACGCTCATTAGACAGTTAATCACCAATAATGACGAAAAAATTAAATACTGCTTTATCATAGATTCTGTAGATGGTTTAATTAAGAAAGACGATTTAGCTAAAGGTTTCGAAGAGAGCAGCAAGGTCGCAGGTGGCGCGGTAATTGCTTCTGATTTCTGTAAAAAAACTAGCACAGCGTTAGGTAAAAGAGGACACATGGCTATTTTCATTAGTCAAGTCCGAGCAGACATAAAAATAGATCCTTACTCAAAAGCTCCTGTTCGTCAGACTACAGCTACAGGAGGTAATGCATTGTTGCACTTCGCTAACAATATCATGGAGTTCGAACCTCGATTTAAGGGTGATTTGATTTTGAAAAATCCAACTGTCAAAACTATAGACTCTAAAAAAAATCCGATCATTGGCCACCAAGCTAAAGTTACAATTAAAAAATCTGCTCACGAAAATACAAATATGACGATTTCCTATCCCATAAAATATGGACGTAGCAACGGCACATCTATTTGGGTAGAAAAAGAAATCGTAGACTTGCTATATGCTTGGGAGTTCATGCAGAAAAAAGGAGCTTGGATTAAACCTACAGAAGATTTTTTAGATTTACTAAAAGAAAACAAATTTGACTTTCCAGAAAAAATACAAGGAGATAATAATTTATTTAAAACTATCGAAGACAACAAAGATTTGTGTGAATTTCTCATCAACTACTTCAAAGAGCAAATTGTAGCATGAAATTTGTTGACCGATACGGCAAAGAAAGAAACCTCAAAAATGCAAAGAAATATTTAATTGATTGGGAAAAACCTAGCAGAAGCAAATTTCAAACTACTGTTAAAAAATTCTTGTATAAATACTGGAAAAATGACATCGTTTTTGAAGAGTTCCGTGTGGTCGGCAGCAGACTAACTTTAGACTTTTATAACGCCAATAAAAAAATAGCTGTGGAAGTTCAGGGAGCGCAACACACAAAATTTGTTAAATTTTTCCATAAAAACCATTTTAAATACGCCGATCAACTTAAAAGAGATGAGCATAAATTAAACTTTTGCAAGGCTAATGAAATTCAGCTAGCAGAAATTTATCCAAAAGACGAAATCCAAGCTTCTTTATTTACAGAGCAAGACATTTATTTATGAATTTACCAGAAGGCAGTGACGATAAGGAATTTTGTATTCCTACGGAGATGGTTGATAAGCTTTATGAGCTTTCGGGTGGGGCTGATAAGTATAAAGGTGTTATTATGGCTGTCTCCTCTGAAAATGGTAAGCCGCTTATTTATTGTAAATTTGATTGCGGCATGACGGAATTTGCCCTAACAAAAGCTTTGGAAAATCATTTCCAACATACAGTTAACGAAGTAATAGAAGAAGATTAATGATATATAATTTTGAACTAGAAAAACAGTTATTAGCTGGTTTGCTCAAAGAGCCAGAAAGCCTTGCGGAGATTTCTAATTTCATTAGTAATTCAGATTTTTATTCTAAACAAAGTTCTTTACATTCTGCTATCTTCAGGATCATTCAGCAAGCTATTGACGCTGGCGATGAAATCGATGAAATCATTATCGCTCAAAGGGTCAATGATGTTGGTTTGTCGTTTGAAGACAATTTAAATCCTTCTGATTATATTAAATCATTATCGTTAAGAAAAGTTCCTAAAGGTAATATTCTAAAGACAGCTAAAGAACTCAAAAAATATACGATACGAAGAGAAATACTAGAGTCTTCTCAAGAGATAGTGAAGAAGATGAAGAATATTGCTCCAGAATCTTCTTATAGAGATATCATAGAGGTGGCTGACAATGTTTACAATTCTCGCATTAATCTTTATGAGATAGGAAACGATAGCCCAGTAAATATTTACGAGGAGATGGAAGCTCTCGTCGAAGAGCGCGGGAATAATCCTGTGACTGAATTCGGCATGATGGGTCCACATGGAAAGATAAATGATATTTATGGTTCTCTTTTAAGAGCTGGCAACATTACGGTCATTGTGGCCCGTTCTGGTGTGGGTAAGACGCAGTTTTGTATGGACTATTCTACTAAAGTTAGCTTGAAATATGATGTTCCTGTTCTGCACTTCGACAATGGTGAGATGAGTAAAGAAGAACTTATCATGAGGCAATGTGCTGCTATATCTGGAGTGCCGATGCATTTGTTGGAAAATGGTAAATGGAGGCAAGCTGGACAGGATGTGGTAGATAAAGTTAGATCTGTCTGGCCAAAAATAAGTAAACTAAAATTTTATTACTATAACGTAGGCGGGATGGATGTAGATTCTATGGTCAACACTCTAAAGAGATTTTACTATGCTAAAGTCGGTAGGGGCAACCAAATGGTCTTTTCTTTTGATTATATTAAAACAACGTCTGAAAATAATGGCAATAAATCAGAATGGCAAGTTGTTGGAGAAATGGTTGATAAATTTAAGAAGTGCGTCCAAAAAGAAATACTACATGACGGCAACCCTGTTATTCCTATGATTACATCAGTTCAATCCAATAGATATGGCATAACAACAAACAGAACTTCTCAAAATATCGTCGATGATGAATCTATTGTTTCTTTATCAGATAGGATCACTCAATTTTGTTCTCATATGTTTATTCTTCGTAGCAAAACTACAGACGAAGTGGAGACGGAAGGTGGGAGGTTTGGGACACATAAGCTTATTAATGTAAAAGCTAGACACTTAGGTAGTGATATCGCTGGAGCTGTAGAGCCTGTAAGTATTGGAGACTCTTTGAGAAAAAATGCTATTAATTTAGATTTTAATAATTTTAATATAACAGAAAGAGGAGATCTTAGAGACGTAGCTAGAATTTTGAATGGAGAGGAAGATTTAGATAATGATGGAATCCAAGAAACAATCCCCGACTTCGATCAATTCTGAAGAATTCCAAGGAATTTTAGAATCGATAGGCTACAGTCTTATAGATTGTGGTGACCACTGGAGAACCCAAGCTCTTTATAGGGATGGAGACAATAATACTGCTGTCAAAATATACAAAAACACTGGTGTTTGGATGGACTTTGTTGAGAACAAAGGCTGTAAGCCTTTCGAAGCTTTAATCAGGCTGACTTTAAAAGACAATAAACAGACAGAAGAAATTTTATTAAACTCTTCCACAGATAACGTAACTGTTTATCAGCCCAAAGAAAAAATTGAAATGGAAAAAATTTACGATGACTCTCATTTAGAGAGATTATTCCCTAACTACAACTTCTATAAAAAAAGAAACATATCTGAAGAAACCCAAAAGATTTTTCAAGTAGGTTTAGCGGGGGTAGGAAAGATGTATAGAAGAATGGTCTTCCCTGTTTATAATGAACACAAACAAATCATTGGATTTTCAGGAAGAAAAGTTGATGAAGATAATAATTTTCCTAAATGGAAACATATTGGGAAGCGTAATAATTGGGTCTATCCAGCTTTTAATAAAACAACAGGGGTAGATGAAGAAATAATTTAAAAGAAGAAGTAATTTTAGTAGAAAGTATAGGTGATGCATTGGCTCTTTACGAACAAAACATTAGGAATGTTCTTGTCATTTTTGGTTTATCTGTT